CCGGTGAAGATATCGATATTCCCGGCCGTGACAGCCATCATGTAGGCCTCCTGGGTGGAATAGGCGAAGGGCACAAGACGGACGTTTGAAAGGTCCGCCGTTTCCGACCAGAATTTCAACTCGGCCACGGAGACCGTCGAAGCCAGGCTGGTGGCGCCGATGCGCACCAGGCGCCAGTAACGGGCTGTTACAACGCCGCCGGCATCGCGCCGGCGACGGCTGCGATCGGTGGCGTCAACATTGAAAGCGAAACCGTAATTGCTCCAAGAACTGTCATTGCTGCTGTACTGGATGCGCAGCTCGTCGGAGAGCGCTCCGGCCGAGAGCTTGATGTTTATGATGTCGATCGCCGAAATAGCGCGGGCGCTGCCGAAATCGACGCGGGCAATCACGAAAGGATTTGTAGTCGAAAGATTGTTCGCAGTGGTCAGGTAACTGGCAGCATTCCCATCCTTCACATTGGCCGGCGTTCCCCCTTCTGGCGCCGTGATCGTGACGGCCGAGAGATCGATCGCTGATAGTGGCTTGCTGAGCTTGCGGACGAATTGAAGGCCCGGCCGGCCTTTGACGCCGCCCTGCGGCATGACGGTTAAATTCAGACCGTCCTTCAGGCCGTTATAGTAAAACGTAATATCCTCGCGCGCGGCGAGTTTCGGATCGAGGACGCCGCTTGTGAAATTTGTCTGCAGGACTTTCAGCGTTCCCATCAATACCTCGTTGCCGAAAGTGGGTCGCCGTTTGCAAACATGCTGCGGATAGGCTGTGATTTCGCATCGATGTTTTTAGCATCGGCGAACATACCGCCCTTCCCATCCAGCTCGGCTGGACCGAATGCAAGGATGCGCAGTTCTGTCGCTAGGTCGGTATTGTCAGCGACCGGCTTTGCCAATCGCATTCCGAGAACGGTCACGATCAGATCAATGAAATAAATCGGCATGATCGTGATGGCCGGCTTTATCCGATAGCGGGCATGGATGATTTCAAAATCGCTGTAAATGTGATCGTTGGCGTTCTCGTAATTCTGCGTCGGACGACGTGTGTTGTTATTCCCGTAAACAGCGAAAGGCCCCGCGATGAGGTCGGACGGCAGACGATGGGCGTATGTGTAGCCGAATTTCCCAGGCTCGTCGGCATTGACCGCAAGCTCCCGGATTGGGTTGGCGAAATTCCATTCATGCTTGGAAAGCAGCGTGGCGATGACAAGCGGGAGTAGGGTGGCGCAGGTGGCCTCGACATCGGTTTCGGGATCGGTAATCGTATCGATCGGGTCCTCGCCGATCAGGGTCAAGGCGGCGGTGCAGATTTTTACTTCATCGTAATCATTAACCGACATCGAGCCTCCCCAGGTGACGCAGAAATTGAAAGACCTACGGCGGGCTGAGCGCGCGGAACGCCAACAGAACCCGCCGTAGGAACCGGATTAAACAGCAACAGCTGCGCGAAGCTCCTCGACCTTGGAGGCAAGATCGGCGAAGTTATTGCGCAGCGCCGGCAGCAGGTTGGCGACAAGGTCATCGCGCAACGCATCGGCCGTCGCCGGGCTGTCTGTGGGGTTAGCCAGGGCTTCGAGCGCGTTGTTTGCCGTGCCGGAGACCAGGTTAAAGGTCAGCGCGGAAATGGCGGGACCCGTGCCACGGATAGCAACGTCGGCGCCGCCGGCCGTAATGAAGTACGCTTTGAACAGCGGCGTTCCGTCATCATCCATGATCGCAAAAATCACGTCGCCGGCATTCAGGCCGTTGTCGAGAGCGCCGTCGAAATAGGCGTTGGCTTCGACAGCGGATTGCAGGTCGTTGGTGACGTAGGTGTAGAAGCGCTTCACCGTCAGTCCATCGGCCGCAGCTGCGGCGTTGTGGAACAGGCGAAGGGCGTTTTTATCGTAAGACATTTGTAACCTTCCTTGTTGGAGTTGAATAAAAAAATTTGATCAGAATTCAAAAAGAATGAAGCGCCCGGTCAGGGGCGCTCCGAAATCGGTTAGGTCAGAGCAGTGTCGTCATCTACGCGGATTTCGACCGCCCCGATCGTGTCGATCAGGCAAGCACCTTGGCTCATCATGTTGTTGATGAAATGCGCCGCATACATACCTTGCCAGGTGATGTCCGTTTTCACGTCCGAACCGGATGCGTGACCGACTGCAGTTTTGTGGTAGATGTAGCAGTCGCGGTCATCGGTGCTGGCGAGGGGAAGGCCGGAATGCGGCATGAACATGACGCCGTTCCATTTGAAAGCCTGCTGGCCCTGCAGCCACGGGTATAGATCGCCCGTGTAATCTCCGCTGCCGACTTCGACAATGTTTTTGAATTCTTCCCATGCATGACTGGAAAGAACCCCGAAACGTTGACCGTCGTCAGGCACATCGGCATCGTTCAGCATTTCGATTGCTTGCGACAGCAAAGGAAGCGTGAGGCCGGTCGAATAGTTTCCGACGAATTTTGTCGTGGTAGCCAAGGCATTGATGATGAGTTCATCGGTCTTGCGGCCGAGCGCGTAGGCGCCGGCGTTGGACAGAACTTCTTTTTCATCGATGTTTGTTTTCAGCTCGTCGAGCTTATCGACCATCTCGCCGGCGTAGTAATCGGCGAGGAGGCATTCAACCGGAGTGTGGTTGACGTTCATTTGCGGCACTTGGCCGTTTCGTGTTTTCTGAGCTGCGGTTCCCTTGCCAACTTTCTGGAAGGTTGTGGACTCGCCGACGATATTGTTTTTCGTGCGGACGGTGTTCCGTAGCTTGGAACCTTGACGTTGATAGGCGACGTGTACTTCGCGTTCATACTGCTTGATAAACGCATTATCGATGGAAGTGCTCATGATGAAGCTCCATGTTAGGGTTTCGGTTTTGACTGCTTATGTCGGGCCGAGTGCCTTGCTTGGAGCCGGTCTGCATCTTCCCACCGTTTAAGGCGGAAGACCCGAGTGCGGCATAGCGCGGGTCTGTCCCTGGACGTGACGCCGCCCTGGTAGCGGAAAGGTTTTCAGACCCTTTCAAACTGTCCGGTCCAGCTTTAATGGCTGGAGGGCGGAATGGTGGGGGAACGGCGATTGCCTTTAAGCAAATGTTCCCCCACCATCAATGCGAACACGGCAAATTCTTTGTGTCAACCAGCCCCGTTAGTTCCATAAAGCTCAGCAAACATTTCCGTGGTTTTATCGTAGAATTCCTGGCTGAATTGCTTTCCTCCGCGGCGATAACGAGGGTCGGCAACACGGTCATTAAGCATGGCTTCAGTGATTTTACCTTCACCGCTGCCGCCTTCCAGGTTGAACGGGATGGGTTTTTCGCCCATCAGCGGCCGCAATTCATTCAAAGCTTGCAGGCCGTCGCTATGGAACGTCAGCAGCTGCAACTCTTTCATGGTTGCTTCGCTGATTTTTCCGCTGCCCTGCAGACCTTTGAGGAATGTATTGGTGGCATCGACGACAGGCTTGGCCTTATCGGCACCGCCAAGGGCTTTGTATTCAAAGTCCGCCGACGGTTCTTCGCCGCCGTCGCCGTCACCTGGAGGCTTCCCGGCCGCCACTGCTGCCGCGACGTGCTTGTAAAACTCAACCGCCAGCGTTTGAGCTTTTTCAGGCGCAATCCCGAGCTGGTGAAATGTGCCGCGCATGCCCTCGAAAATCGCATCCTTTCCGTCTTCGCCCGGCTTTAACGCAACCGAAGCGATTTCTTCAGGCAGTTCGATTTTATAATCATCCAACTTTTCAGGGACGCCGTTTTTGCCGGCCAATTCAGAACGCGCGCCCATATAGGCTTTGTTCAAACGGTCGATGGTTTCCTGATCGTTGGCACCCAGGAAATGATCCGGCATATCTTTTGGCCTGTAGATGCTTGGCTTCTGATCGTCACCGCCAGGATTTCCGCCGTCGGCGGCGGCATCTGGTTTTTTGCCTTGAGCGTTCGGATCAAGTCCATCGCCTCCAGCTGGTTTATCGCCGGGTTTTTCGCCAGCAGTTTTTTTAGGTTGGTCACTCATTTTAGCCTCCAGTTAGGGTTGAGATTGATTACTTTTTTCCGCGCTTTTTAGATCCCGCGGGCGGCAAGTTTTGGCCGTCATGGATCATTTTCAGGATGTAGGTTGCCAGGCCGTTCTGCCCCATGCGCTCCAGGCCGTAGGCCGTTTGCTGTTCGAGCGTGAGAGTGCTGCCGGGTTTATATGGCGAACGGCGCAGGGTCTGATCGAGAATATCCTCCAGCACCTTGGCGCCACCCGGATGCGCGGCCAGCTGCGCATAACTCCGCAGCAAATCTTGCTTCGCCTTTGCACGTGCCGTTTCCATGTCGGCGCCGGCGGGCGTTTTGTTTAAAGCCTCCCATCCAGGACCACCGATGCGCTTCATGATGTCATCCATAGCAGGATGTGCCGGCAAAAATCCGGCATCAGTATTTTGACCTGTATTCATAGTTTTTCTCCTCGTTTGGTTGTATTA